AAGCTGGAGATGTGGCAGAAGGCGCTGATCAGCTGCATCTTCGGGCTGGTGGACGAGAACGGGACCCGGGTGTACCGGGAAGTGTTCGTGGTCATGGGCCGGAAGAACGGCAAGAGCCTGCTGGCCTCCGGGATCGCGGAGTTCATGGCCTACGCTGACGGCGAGCGCGGTGCGGACTGTTATTTCCTCGCCCCGAAGCTGGACCAGGCGGACATCGTGTTCAACGATTTCTGGCAGAGCATCTCCGCGGAGCCGGATCTGATGAAGATCACGAAGAAGCGGAAGATGGACATCTACATCGAGAGCACGAACACGTCCATCAAGAAGGTGCCGTTCTCCGAGAAGAAGAGCGACGGCTTCAACCCGCATCTGACGGTATGCGACGAGATCGCCGCGTGGGTCGGTGACCAGGGCATCAAACAGTACGGGGTTATGACCTCCGCGCTTGGCGCCCGGGAGCAGCCGCTGATCCTGTCGATCACCACGGCGAACTACATCAACGAAGGCATTTATGACGAGCTCTTTAAGAGGGCCACGTCATTCCTGCAGGGCAACAGCCGGGAGAAGAGGCTGCTGCCTTTTTTGTACCAGATTGACGACCTGGACAAATGGAACGACCTGAGCGAGCTGCAGAAAAGCATCCCGAACCTGGGCGTCAGCGTCTCCGCCTCCTACATCCTGGAGGAGATCGCCAAGGCTGAGGAGAGCCTGGCAAACAAGGCGGAATTCATCTGCAAGATGGCCTGTATTAAACAGTCATCGAGCCAGTGCTGGCTGAACACCCGGGACGTGTCGAAGTGCTTCGGGCATGACATGAGCCTGGAGCAGCTGCGGCACAGTTACGGACTTGGCGGCATCGATCTCAGCCTGGCCGTGGACCTGACCGCCAGCGTGATTTGTGTGGAGAAGGACGGCATCACATGGTTCGACGCGCACTTCTTCATGCCGGCGAACAAGGTGCAGGAAGCCACACAGCGGGACGGGCTGCCGTATCGCATCTACGCTGAGCGGGGGCTGCTGACCATCTCCGGGGAGAACACGGTGGACTATCACGACGTCCACAATTGGTTCAGAACCTTAGAACGTGATTACGAGATCCTGCCGCTGAAGGTGGGATATGACCGGTACAGCGCGGCGTACCTTGTGCAGGACATGGAGGCGGACGGATTCAGCATGGAGAGCGTCAGCCAGGGCAGCAACCTGACCGGGGTGCTGATCGACATGGAGGGCATGATCAAGGACGGCAGGCTGCGGTGCATCAACGATAACGACCTGATGAAGGTACACATGCTGGACGCGGCGCTGAAGTTCGAGGAAGGCACCAACCGGCGGCGGCTGGTGAAGATGAGCGCGAAGCAGCACATCGACGGCATGGCGGCGCTGAGCGACGCCATCTGTATGCGGCACAACTATTACGAAGAGATGAGTGCCCAGCTGAGTAATGAGAGGTGAATGACATGGGACTGATTGACCGGCTGTTCGGGAAGCCGAAGGCCACGGGGGCCGTCAGCGACAGCAGGTTCGAGACGATCACGGCGTACACGCCGACGTTTACCAGCTGGGGCGGGCAGATCTACGAGAGCGAGCTGGTGAGGGCCGCGGTGGACGCGAAGGCCCGGCACGTGGGCAAGCTGAAGTACGCCATGGAGGGCACCGCCGGCGCGAAGCTGTACACGGCGACGAAGACCAGCCCGAATCCGTGGTACACCTGGCCGCAGTTCCTGGAGCGATGCAGCAATATCTACGACATAGAGAACAACCTGTTCATCGTGCCGGTGCTGGACAAGTACGGCGAGATGACGGGCTATTTTCCGGTGCTGCCGTCCATCTGTGAGGTGGTGAACCACGGTGGCCTCCCGTATCTCCGCTACACGTTCCTGAACGGCCAGAAGCGGGCGATCGAGCTCAGCCGGTGCGCGGTGATTACGAAGCATCAGCTGAAGGACGATTTCTTCGGCGAGAAGAACGGTGCCCTGGACGGGACGATGCAGCTGATCCACATGGTGGAGCAGGGGATCATCGAGGGCGTGAAAAACGGCGCGACCTTCCGGTTTATGGCCCAGCTGACGGGCAAGGCCTTCGACGAGGATCTCCGGAAAGAACGGGAGAGGTTCGACCGGAACAACTTCCAGAGCGGGGGCGGCGGCCTGCTGCTGTTCGGAAACCAGATGCAGAACATCCAGCAGCTGAAGCAGGAAGGGTACAAGATCGACGCCGACCAGATGAAGCTGATCACCCAGAACGTGTGCAACTACTTCGGGGTGAGCGAAAAGGTGATCCGGAACGAGGCGACCGGCGACGAGCTGGACGCCTTTTTCAATGGCGCGATCGAGCCGTTCTCGATCAAACTTTCGGACGCGCTGAGCAAGCTGGTGTTCTCGGAGCGGGAGCGGAACAACGGGAACCGGATCACGTTCACGGCGAACCGGCTGCAGTACATGAACATCAGCGCGAAGATCTCGATGGCCCAGCAGCTGGGCGACCGGGGCGTGCTGACGATCGACGAGATCCGCGAGCTGTTCAACTACCCGGCACTGCCTGACGGCGCGGGCGAGTACACGCCGATCCGCGGCGAGTACAAGAACGTGAAGGATCCGGACGAGGAGGGAAACGACAATGAATAAAGAGACAAGGTACCTGGAGTTTGAGATCCGGGCGGAAAAGACCGAAGAGAAGGGTAGCATGATCACCGGGCAGCCCATCGTGTTCAACCAGGAAACGAACCTGGGCATGTGCCGGGAGACGATCGACGCCGGCGCCCTGGACGCCACGGACCTCCGGGACGTGCGGTTCCTGGTGGGGCATGACTTCAGCATGGTCCCGCTGGCGAGGAGCCGGAACAACAACGAGAACAGCACCATGCAGCTGATGGTGAACGACGAGGGGATGGGCATCCGGGTCAACCTGGACACGGAAGGGAATCCCCGGGCGGCAGAGCTTTATTCCGCCATCAAACGCGGCGACATTACCGGGATGTCCTTCGCGTTCACGGTGGATAAAGATAGCTGGGAAGGACTGGACACCGAGAGCCCGCTGCGGCACATCCGCAGCATCGAGCGGGTGTTCGAGGTGAGCGCGGTCGCGTTCCCGGCGTATGAGGGCACATCCATCCAGGCGGCTTCCGAAGGCGATGCGCTGGAGAGCGTCAAAGCCTCGCTGGAGAGCGCGAAGAAGCAGCTGGAAGAGGAGCGTGCCGCGCAGGCCGAGCAGGAACGCCGGACGGCGGCCCTGGAGCGGCTGGAAAACCTGATCAAGGAGGTCAAACGCGATGAAGTTTGACGAGATGAACGTGGAGCAGCTGGAGGCCCGGCAGGCGGAGATCGCCGGCATGGACACCGAAGGCGCCACCACCGAAGAGCTCGAAGAGCGGGCGAGCGAGCTCGAGGCCATCAGGGCCGAACTGGAAGCCCGCGAACAGAAGGCCGCCAAAGAGGCGGAAGAGCGGCAGAAGGTGGCCGAGGGCCACGACGCCGTGATTAAAGAATTCAAAATGGAGGAAAAGAAAATGGAAGAACGTTTTGCCGTTAATTCCCCTGAATACCGTGACGCGTTCCTGCGGAACCTGCAGGGCAAGGAACTGACCGCCGAGGAGCGGACCGCCGTGACGGCCACCGCCGCGATCCCGACCCAGACCATGAACGAGATCATCCACAAGCTGGAGCTGAATCCCCTGATCGCCGCGGTCGATGTGACCCAGATCCCCGGCTACGTGACCTATCCCGCCGAGAGCGTCGTGAACGATGCTTCCTGGCTCGATATGGACGTTGGCAGCACCGACAGCACCGACGCGATCTCCAGCATCACCCTGGGCGCTTACAAGCTGATCAAGACCGTCGAGATCACCGCTGACGTGGACGCGATGAGCATCGACGCCTTCGAGGCCTGGCTGGTTGCCCGCCTGGTGAACAAGATCGAGAAGGCCATCGACGCCGGCATCCTGAACGGCACCGGCACGACCCAGGCCACAGGCATCATCACCACCAAGAGCACCCAGGACGGCACCTTCTCCCGTGCCGGTATCACCTGGGCCCAGCTGTGCGGCATCATGGGCAAGCTGCCCGGCCAGTACCACAACGGCGCGAAGTTCGTATTCAATCCCGAGTTCTTCTTCGGCAAGGTGATCGGCATGACCGACAGCTCCAAGCAGCGCGTCGTGGTGCTCGATCCTCAGGGCGCCGTGAAGTACAACGTGATGGGCTATCCGGCCATCCTGGACGGCAACCTCTCCTCTGAGGAGATCCTGTTCGGCGACCTGACCGCCTACAAGTTCAACTTCGCGAAGGCCGTCGAGGTCAAGAAGAGCGAGGAAGCCGAGTTCCGGAAGGGCTCCAAGGTGTACCGCGCCATGACCCTGGCGGACGGCAAGCTGGGCGACCTGAACGCCATCGTGCGCTACATCGCCACCACCTGATGAAGACAATCCGGAGGGCTTTCCGATCGCCCTCCGGACCTCCTTCGGGAACAAGTCTTAAAACAACTTAACAACGGAAACAGGGCGGGGCGAAAGCCCCTGCTCTTTGTATTTTTCAAAAGGAGTGCTGACCCGATGAAAATCATTATCGCAATCCCCTGCATGGACACACAGGAATCAAACTTTTCCGAGTGCCTGACGGAGATGCTGATCCATTTCAAGGACCACCACCCGGACGACACGATTGACGTGAAGTATCTGAAGGCCTCCCTGGTATACGACGCCCGGAACCAGCTGGCGACATACGTCACCACGACGGGCGGGTACGACTACGTGCTCTGGCTGGACAGCGACATGACCTTCGAGCCGGACCTGCTGGACCGGATGCTGGAAGACATGGAAGGCCGCCAGGCCGTGACGGGGCTCTGCTTCGGCAGGCGGCCGCCGTTCAATCCCTGCATCTACAGCAAGCTGGACGTGACGATCGAGGGCAAGATGATCCGGCCGGAAAACGAGATCTTCAAAGACTATCCCCGGGATCAGATCTTTGAGGTGCAGGCCTGCGGGTTTGCCTGCCTGCTGATGCGCGTGGACGTGCTGGAGGCCATGGGAATCTACGGTGTGCCGTTTTTCCCTGTGGGCGGACTGGGCGAGGACCTGACCTTCTGCTGGCGGGCGCGGAAACTGGACATCAAGTTCCACTGCGACAGCCGGCTGAAGATCGGCCACATCATGCGGATCAGCGTGGACGAGGGATTCCGCGACAAACTTTTCGAGGGTCAGCAGTGAGCGGGCATAACGGGCTTCGGCCTGTTTCGCCGGGCGGGAAACAGCACTCGCCCGCCCTTATCAGATTTTTGAGGTGATGACGATGCTGAAAGAAGCGAAGAAGGCGCTGCGGGTGACGGTGGATTACTACGACAGCGAGATCGCGAGCCTGCTGATGGCAGGCGCGAACGACCTGGCGATCGCCGGCGTGGAACTGACCGGGACGGTGGCTTTTACCATCGGGACCAACGACGCGGTGACGGACACCAGCTCGCTGACGGACCCGCTGGCCATGCGGGCGATCATCACCTATGCCGCGATGCGGTTCGGTAACCCGCCGAACTACGACCGGCTGCTGGACGCCTACGAGACCCAGAAGGGCCAGCTGATGCACGCCACCGGCTACACGGACTACGGAGAGGGTGAGGACGATGCTGAAGGCTAATGTGGTCACCCTGATCCGGGAGGAACCGTATGTCGGCGGCGTTGGGCTGGATCCGACCGAGACGAAGCGGACGGTGCCCTGCACGGTGCGCTCGATCGGGATGCAGGAAGCCTATCAGGCGATGGGGATCGGACTGAACCCGGAGCTGAAGGTGATCCTGGCTCACGACTTCGAGTACGGCGGGGAGCGGAAGTGCGAGATCGGCGGGCAGCGGTACAACGTCCTGCGGACCTACATCACAGAGACGGACGGCATCGAGCTGACGCTGCAGCGTGAAAACGGGAACGCTTTCCCCGCACCGCAGCCGCCGGATCCGCCTGAAGGAGGTGGCACCTGATGCCGAGTGAATACGAAGCACTTGTGGCCGCCCTGAAGCTGACCAGCACGCCGGTGGCGGAGTACGGCTGGAAGACCCGGCCGGAGGGCGCCTACTACGTGGTGCAGCTGGAGAGCGAGGCGGGAAGCCTGGACGCGGACGGCGCGAAGATGGACCGCAGCTGGGAAGGCTCGCTGGATCTGTTCTATCCGAAGCTGACGGACAGGGACGACCTGGTGGATGCGACGGAAGAGATCCTGACGGAGATCTTCGGCAGCAGTTGGTACCTGAACAGCACCCAGTACGAAACCGGCACGGGCCTGTTCCATGTCGAGTGGGTGTTCGAGGCGCTGGACGAGCCGGATCCTGACCCGGAACCGGCTGAGCCGGTGGCCGAACCGGACGGTGATTGAGATGGCATACAGCATCAAAGCCGAAGGGATGGAAGAGATCAGCCAGCTGCTGAGCAAACTGGCGGACGCTGCCCCGGGCGCAGCAGCCCAGGCGCTGTATGAAGGCGCCAGGGTGATGGACGAAGCTATTACAAAAGAGATGCGCGGAATTAAAACCGCGCCTTTTAAGTATGCGAAAGACGGGGAAGAACGGCTTCCGTCTCCGGAAGAGAAGCAGGCGCTGCTCGACATCGGGATCGGTATCGCCCGGTTCAACAAGAACGGGACGGAGGTGGACACCTCAGTCGGCATCAATCAGGCCGGATACGCGGACGTGAACTGGAACCACATGGACAGCCGGGCCAGGACGAACTACAAGGCCAGGGAGTTCAAGGGACACGAGAACATGACCACGTCCACGCTGAAGGCGGCGGGCCAGTATGAGCGGGGCCTGCAGAACCGCAAGCCGATCGGCGCCATCGCCAACGGCATCAACAGCGGCACAAGTTTCATGAAGAAGCAGCCCTTCTTCCGCAACGGCGTGAGGAAGGGCCAGCAGAAAGCCATGGCGGCCATGAAGGCCCGCGTCGAAGCGGCCTTTAACGCCATTACCAAAGAAAACGGAGGTTAACGAAAATGAATGCTAATGT